TAAGTCTGTATCGTCATAATCCAAAGTAGATACAGGCTTCCCATCTGGTAAAAATGGGCTATTATGATGAATTTCTGCCCTACTTGGAGATTTATCAGTAGCCTTAGTCACTACAACATTCCTGTTAATCATATCAGTCTTATATTGCCTTGTTTCTGGAACTCGACCATCCAAGACTGAAAATAAAATTTCTATACGACCTTTTATACTTTCTTTATCCTTCTTGGAATTTACAGCAACATAACTACCAGCATTTTTTGACGTATGAATTCGACCGTCTACTTTAACCTGATTCTGATTTGGTAATTGACCTAATTTTTCTGGTGCAGAAATCAATAGAGAATTTACTTTTTTATAGATAGCAGCAAACTCAACAGCTTTACCATTTGCCAAGGACCAATTTGGAACAGTAATACCCTTGGCTTGATCTGATCTACGATGATCCAAAACATACCGCAAGTAAACATAATTTCTCAATTCAATATTTACTATACCATATGATTTTTTTGTATCAGTGTAGTTTGTGTTATCATATGCTGCAGCAAACTCCAGCAAATATGTTTTCAAAGATTCAATCTTGGAAGTTTCTACCAATGGATGCCCTTCAAAAAATTGTTTCGTCATATCAGGATTTACTATCTGAGTACCAGTGACCATCCATATCAAAAGTTCTGCGACAAGTCTATCATAACCGTTAACTTCATACTGATAATCTTTGCCCGCAATTTTTCCAAGCAATTTTGTGATTATAGGATTCGCATTATCTTTATCAGAAATTTCTCGAACTTGATGTAGAAATTTGGTAAACCAATTTTTCATAACCATCTTTTGCCACTCATCCCAAGCAACACCTTCATTCTTCCAAATAAGAGTATCGCAGAATTGTTCAAGATCACCCTTTGTAGCATCTACAAAAGGAATTTCAATATTATAGATATAATCTTGTATCTCTGGTGACAAACCTTTAACTACTCTGATCTTACCATTCTCATCTTCAACTTCCTTATCTTTAAAGTATCTCCCCTTGACATCTACTGTTTCTCCATCAACAGAAATCACAAGAGATGTCCCACCAAGAGGAAATTCATTATCAAAAAAAGGAATAATTGCTTCAAATAAACGGTTTTGACCGTCAATAATAAACCGTTTAGCTCCATTAGCAACACGCTTTTCTATATATTCCTTAACAGCAATCCAAGCTTTTTGTACTTCATGTGTTGTCGTATCTATTCGTTCATTAACCGTTTTTACAAGCAGATGTTCTGGTACGCAAACAAAAGAATCTAGAAGATTGCTTCCCTTAATTAAAGAATTGATATATTCCTTACATTTTATCCGATCAGCAGCTGCCCAAGCTTGGACTTGAGCCAATCGTTGTAAGAACCCTGTGGCACGATCAATTTGAGAACCTTTGGTATCTTTACCTCTAGAACCAAAATCATAAAGTGTTTGTAATGTAGTTGTTTGAAGATCAAACTCGGCTGAGTCTAATACTTTGATGGTAGGCATTTGTTTTCTCCTTATACCTAGAGTCGTGCAACATTGCATCGACAATTAGCAGAAGTTACTTTTTTAATGTCCCGATACTTCCAAAGGACAATACTATTTATACGTCTTGCCACCCGATACTGGCAAAAAAATGGCATTAAACTTTAAACCCCCCAAAATCTGTATTATCAAAAACTGGTTGAGCAAATTCTTCATCTTGACCACTGTCTACAATATCAATCTGTTCTGAAGGATTAACATCATACAACCGCATTTTAGCACGATCTAAACCAATCACAAATCTTTTATTAATGGTAGGATCGTTATAACGGTTCTTTAATTGTTTGATGGCAATTTGGTTAAGCTCATCAAGCTCCTCATTACTAATAAGTGCAAACATGAGGTCAGCCGTAGCTGGTAAACCAAAGGACTCACTCGTATCTTCCAAACCAATATCTGTAGAGGTGAATCCAGATCGAGTCGTTTGTGTCGCCGACATAATCGGGACGTTTGTTTCAACAGCGAGTCCCCTAAGTTCCTCAGCAATTGCCTTAATGTACATGTAAGAATTAACATTGGTTGCTCCTTTAAATCTACTGGAAGCACAAATATTCAGATAATCTATGAATATAATATCTGGTCTAAATGTTTTCTTGATTGCAAGTTCCTTAATAAGACCTCTAAAATGAGCAGAATGAGCTGATGCAGTTGGATATTCTTTGACAATTAACGTACCAGAAGTGGATTTAATAATCTGAGCAATCTTATTATCATACATCTGTTTTGGTAAATCATGCAAATCATCTATACTAATGTTCATAAGATTTGCATCTATACGTTCTGCAATACGTTCCTCTGCCATCTCCAACGTAATGTAAAGCACATTCTTACCCTGAGATAGACAGTTTGCGGCCACATGACACATGAACAAAGACTTACCAACACCAGTGCCAGCAAGTACAATGTTCAGTGTCTTGGGTGGTAATCCCCCCTTGGTAATTTTATTAAAAAATTCCAGATCAAATGGAATCTTTTCTTCTACCGTGTGGTAATATTCATATCTGGAGTCACTATCCAACAAGTAATCATGGCCAACAGCATTATCGAAACCCACAGCCAAGGCATCTGTGAGAATGCTCGGTATTGCAGATACATCTCTATTCTTATCTTTTCCATCAATGATTTGTATACCTTCAACAATCGCATTATACACCGCCTTATCTTTACAAAATTGTTCTGTCGTATCGACTAACCAATCAAAATCTACATCCGTAGATTTGAGGGTTTTTATAACTTCGACTACTTTCTTATAATCGATTTCATTTAAATCTTTCCTACCCTGTACCTCAATTTCCAAAGAGGTCTGAGTTGGTATTTTCTTATACTTGTTAACGAACTTTGCTATCTCTTCAAATATCGTTTTCTCAGTTCGATCTGAAAAATAGTCTCCCTTCATATGAGGAAGAACTTTACGAGCGTATTCCTCGTTAGAAACTAACTGAGTTAATGCTGTTCGTTCAATCGTTTGTGGCATATTGTAATGTACCTTTATTTAATTGTTCATCTAAAATATCCACTAAGATATCTCCAATAAGTTCATGAAAGTCTTCAGTAAAAAATTCATCAGGCAATCCATTTGCATCTACTATATCATACTCAAACTTTAAAGGCAAGTCACCTTTTTCATTTTCTTTTTCTGGTACAGAGACTTTTCCATATTTGTATACAACTCCTTGAAAACGACCACCTTTAATTCCTATACATTGCCAATTTTCTTCATTATTAGTGACAAATGAATATCTTTCTTTCATATCAGACATAATGCAAATAGCTCCCTATAATATATTTTGGACCATTTATAGGAGGCTTTCCAGCATGTACCCAAGGCCAAAATGGGGGAAAAAGAAGACATGATCCTTGTTTACATCTAGAAACAAAAACATCAGAAACATTTGGTGTGTTTGGATGGACAATAGTTTCCCCTTTTTCGTTATTATTTAAATATACAAATAAGACTAAAAATCTTTTTAAATTTTCTATCCCAGTTACATCTACATGTTCTGGAAATTCATCTGAGCCATCAGGCAGATATCTTTTCATCTTAGGTGGCTCTAACCCAAACTGCTTAGGCCACTGAAAAGTATCCACTCCAATATCTTCTTTATACCGATCTACACATTCTGTAAGAATTTTAAATAAAGGGTCCACATCATCTGTAAAAGGAGAATCTTTCTTTCCCAACAAATTTATAACCGTTAAGGTTTTTCCATTCGCATTATCTTGTACCTCATGCATATCTGTAGCAGCTTCAAATTTCTCTACAAGATCATGACACATCTCTATAGGCATCACCTTTTCATATACCCTTACAAAATTATCCATGTTTTTTAACCGTAAAATCTATGCCTATTCTTTTTTTATGAGTAGTTATTTTAGAAGCAGAATGTGGTATTCTGGGATCAAATACTACAAAAGTTGTAGGCACCATAGGAATTGCTTCATCACCATGTAAAAATAAACCACCATCTTGAGGGCCCCAATCAGAATTTAATAAACCAAAGACCTTAATATAATCTGGATCAGCATCATGATCCGTATGTGTATTATCTAATCGGTATTCGTCCTTCATTGATATTCCACAAAAAGATACTTCTGGTAAAAACAAATCTTGCCTTATGCCATATATATTCATAAGAAGACCCATTGCAAATCCAGCGAGAAGAGGCTCTTTTATCTCGCTATCTATGACATCAATTTTCAAATGTTTATGTTCAAAAGGTTTTCCTTGTGGATATTTCATATTCCATTTATCACTTTGAGTAACATGATAAAACATGCTATCAAGGTAGTATGTAGAACAACAATCAGATACTACTTCTAACATTTAAAATCTCCAACATTTGGTTTTCTTTTTGTACCCCCCATAGGTAAAGTATTTTTCGCCTTTTTATCAAAATCTCTATGCATATAGCAAGAGGTAGTTTCACTTTCTACATGCTGAAC